TTAGAACCTTGAAGTTTATTATATGCAACACAAATGGCCATCTCCGCATATGTTGCCGCAGAGGTGTCAGCCTCAGTCAAAAATAACTGAACTTTTTCTTGAATATCTTGTTTTGGATAACGAACAGGTCTGAGCTGTTCTATAGCTCTTCTATACGACATCAATTACTCCATTTAAATATAGTTTATATGTTTCTATTTATTAAACTTTTAATTTAGAGAATTTGTCATATTTGTCTTCTTTAGATTCCTCTTGTCCTGTTTTTGAGAATGGATTAACATCATCTGGTCTACCAGACATGTTAGGGCCTTGACCTCTACCGAATCCTTGTCCTTTATCTGCAATCGGTACTTCACTTTGCCCGTGGTCTACAAGTTCATCTTGTGCTTTGAGTTCTACATCAAATAGTTTCATTTTACTTCTATCTATTCCTATGATGAATCTCTTATTCATTGTAGGGTCATAGTATCTGTTCTTTAACTGTTTGACACAGATTTGATTCAGTTCTTCTAGTTCTTCTGTAGATATCAATGCAAACATCAAGTCAGCAGTTGCAGGTAATCCAAAACTTTCTGAGGTATCTTCAAGTCCAACATCTGTATTAGAGAATCCACTTCTGGTTGTTTGAGTTGCGGACATGATTGGAACATTACTTTCTACTGCAAGTCCTCTGAGTTCTTCTGCAATAGATTTAACTATTGTATAAGAGTTCATAGAACTTCCTGCTCTGAATCTACTTGACGCACAGATGTTTAGATAATCAATAAAGATAATATCTGGTTTGAAAGATTTCTTGATTGCAAGTTCCTTTAGTAATCCTCTAAAATGTCCACTATGTGCAGATGCAGTAGGATATTCTTTTATGATAAGTTTACCTTTTGCTTTCTTTTGTAATTTTTGAATCTTATCATTAAACATCTTCTTAGGTAAATCATGTAAATCTGGTATACTAATATTCATCATATTGGCATCTATTCTTTCAGCAATTCTTTCTTCTGCCATTTCTAAAGTAATATACAAAACATTCTTTCCTTGTGATAAACAGTTTGCAGCCATGTGACACATGAACAGAGATTTACCAACACCTGTTCCTGCCAATGCAATATTTAAAGTTTTAGGTGGAAGTCCACCTTTAGTAATCTTATTGAAAAAGTCTAAGTCAAATGGTATTCTTTCTTCTTTGTGATGATAGAAATTATATCTTGATTCAGAATCTTCTAGATAATCATGACCAACAGAATTATCAAAAGATACTGCAAGTGCCTCTGTCAATATTTCTGGTATGGCATCTGGTGATTTATCTTTAGACTTACCATCTATAATACCAACACCTTCTACGATTGCATTATAGATTGCTTTATCTTTACAAAACTTTTCTGTTGTATCCACTAACCAATCAAAATCTATAGATTCTGGTTTGAGTGTTTTGATGATATCAACAATCTTTTTGTGTTCTATCTCATTTAAATCTTTTCTATTACTGACCTCAATCTCTAACGCAGTATGTGTAGATGGTTTGTTATACTTATCTACAAAGTTTTGTATTTCATCAAATATTATTCTTTCTTCTTTAACATCAAAATAATCAGCTTTTATAAAAGGTAAAACTTTTCTAGCAAATTCTTCGTTGTTAATTAAGTTAGATAATATCGTTCTCTCTATTGTCTGATTTTCCATATTCTTCATCCATTATATTAACTAATATATCACCTATTAAATTTATCCAATCTTCACCAAATTCTTCTCTTGGTACTGAGTTATTATCTATGATATCAAACTCAAACTTAAATGGCATCTGACCATCTTCTGTTTCTTCACCAAGTGAAACTTTTCCATACTTATAAATTACACCAGCAAACTTACCATCTTTGATACCAATACAAGTTTGGTCTTGTGACTTACTTTCTACATACACATAAGAATCTTTGATATTAGACATAATGTAAATAACTCTGCATAATATATTTTGATGTTTTTGTTGGTTTCTGTCCAGCATGTAACCAAGGCCACATTGGTGGAAATATTAATAAACTACCTTGTTTACATTCTATCTCTACATCTAAATTTGGAAATGTTGTTTTTCCTTTTTTATTATTAGCTAGATATAGAAACATAACTAAGAACCTTGTACAGTTTGCTTTTTGATTTACATCAACATGAGGTCTAAATTCATCATAGTCATTTGGTAAATATCTTTTCATTCTAATCGGTTCAAGCACACATGTCAAGGGCATTTGTTGTTCTTTTATTTTACAATCATTTTTATACTTTTCAACATGGTCTGTAAATATTGCTTTTAAAAGATTTACATCATGAATCCAACCAACTTTTTGAATATTAATTTGTGTGAAAACCATACCATCACTATCAAACTTTTGATGCAGTTGTTCGTTGTTTTCAAACTTGTCCATGAGTTCATGACAATATTCATTATCAATTACATTATCATATACTCTAATTAAATTATCCATTTCGTAAAGTCCAATCTATTGCTATTCTTTTTTTGTCTGATATAATATCTTCTGCTCTATGTTTTACTCTAGGGTCAAAAACAATAAAGTCTCCAGCTTCTAATTTATAAATGTTATTTCCATGTTCAAACCCACCACCATCTTGTATATGATTCCAATCTGAATTTAGTATTCCTAATACTTTAATGATTGGTGTATCTTGCAGTTCATCTTTTTCATGGTCTGTGTGTATATTATCTTCTCTATGTTTATCTTTCATAGACACACCACAAAACAATAGGTCTAGGGGAACATTAATATTTTGTTGTTTTGCTTTTTCATGAATCATCATTAGTAAACTCATAGATACACCAGCCAAAAATTCATCATGCATTGTATCACCTTGTATGATATCAATCTTTGCATGTTTATCTTCAAATGGTTTACCCATAGGATAATTGAAGTTCCATTTTCTAGACTTTGTAATTTGATGTTTTAAAAAATCTAGAAATAATGGTGTACAACAATTATTCAGTATCGTTGCCATATTTAAATTCTTGTTTTACAGCTTCTTCAAGTTGTTTCATGATATCATCTGTAAAATATTTTTCTGGGTCATTGTTAATTGTTTTAGCATATTGTTTAGTACCATCTGGTAACTCAATACGAGTTGATACTTGATTAAAGATTCCATGTTTGATTGCCAAGTCTAATAATCCATAATATTTGTCTAATCCTTTATCATAAGTTAAACGAACATCAACCATTTTATTTTCAATCGTTAATCTAGATTTATGATTTTTACAATGAACAATATTTCCAATCACTTCTGTACCATCTTTTTCTTTTTTCTTAGAGAGATAAACAATACTAGAGGCAGCATATTTTAATCCACTACCACCGCCCATTTCTTTTGTTGGGAACATTGAACCAATCACATCATATGTGTGATTCGTTACAACCATTGGTACTTTTGCTTTTCCAAGTTTTAAAGTTAAAACTCTAAATGCAGCTTTTAAAACTTGTGCTCTTGACATATCTCTAGTTTCTTTTCCTGCCTCGGTATCTTCTACTTCTTTTGTAGTAGATAACATACCAAGTGAATCTAGACATATAAAGAGTGGTCTTCTTATATCTACATCTTGTTGTAAATATCTATCTAATACTTTGAGTGCTTGATGTCTAAACTCTTGTACAGTTGTGACAGGTAGTATAACCATTCTATCTGCATCTATTCCTCTATCAACAACCATCTGTTTAGTGATTGCACTTTCTGATTCAAAATATACAACACCACCATTTTCATGTTGGTCTAAAAAGTTTTTGACCATACCCATGAGAAAGAAAGTTTTACCTGTTGCACTTTCTCCAGCCAGAGCAGTTATTTTATTTTGTGGAAGTCCACCATAGAGTGAACCTGATAGTAATGCATTGAAGACATGAGAACCTGTATCAATAAAATCTTCTACATCTCCAGCCTCTACACCTTCTGAAACGATTCCAGCATATTCGTTTCCTGTTTCTTTAATAACATCTTTTAAAAAGTCATTCATAATTTTCCCCTACTTAATTGCAATTGCACCAACAAACATATGATTACGCCAGAATGGTTGAGCAGTTTTAAATCCAGCACATTGTAACATACCTTCTAACTCTTTCCATGTATTAGGTTTCAACATATTTCTTAGTGTCTTTTCTTTTTCTAAAATATCTGATGCCTCAAAATGTTTTCTTTTGTAATCATAAAAATTAAAAGTTATCATTTCTTGTAATCTTGAATCATCACAAACTGTTTTTTCTGCGAAGATAAAAGCACCACCATGATTTAGTCCATTGTAAATATTTTGTAATACATCAAATCTATCCTTTCTAGGCATAAACTGTAATGTAAATATTGATGTTACTAAACTACAATTTTCAAACTTGTAACCACGAACATCTTTCTTTTGAAAATCAACACTTGCCCAATAGTATTCATTTTTCATTCTTTCATGTCTTGCATCAAGTTCATTAAAAAAACTAGGAGCAAGTTCTATACCAATGTAATTTGCATACTTACAAAAATGTTGATTACTTTTTACAAAGGCCTCTGTTAATTTTCCTGTTGAACAACCAATATCAATTACATTCGTTTCATCTTCTACAAAGTTTCTAGATAGACTAACTATGTCATCTAGTAAGTTTGTATATCCACGAATAGAATGTTCAATATGGTCATCAAAACCTTCTTCTCTTTGGGCAAAGGTAAAGTCATAATTTTTAGACATGATTTTTACTCCATTCATTATATGGTACTATGACATTCTCATAAACAGATTCAGCTATGGCCTTCATCATTAATGAGGGTACCATTCTACCACACCTTTCTATTTTTTGAGACATAGAACCAGTCACTATAAAATCATCTGGTAAGCTCATTATACGCTTTATTTCAGAAATTGTCAACCTTCTTTTTGCAATAAAATGGCAAACATCAGCATTTGTAGTGATTGTAGGGGCTGGATGATGTCTAGACATTTTCTTGACATTGAAATGCCACCCTTTTGGATGAAAATCATTACCCCCTAATACTTTATCTGGGTCATCTGGCATCAAAGATGCTGTATCTTTATAGTGTGCAGAATTTAACCATGTGTCTGTACACCATTTAACTTCTTCTGGGTCTAACTCTAGTCCGTCTAGAGCCTCTCCTACTGTGACCACATCTTTACTTTCTGTTGGAAAAATACCAGCAATATTCATAAATGATAATCCTATTGCCTCGGTTACATCCTCACGAACTGCAATAAAGATTACTCGCCTTCTAGATTGTGGTACTCCAAAGTGTGATGCATCTAAAATTTTATATGATACATCATAACCAATTTTTTCAAATGTATTTACAATTTCATTTAGCTTTAATTTTGCTTCGCCTGCGAGAAGACCTGCAACATTTTCACCTATAATTACTTTTGGTTTTATTTCCTCTGCAACTCTAAGATACTCAAAAAATAAGTCCTCTATATTTTCTACTATCTTACCATCTGAATACTTTTTAGTTTTACCCCAGCCATCAGAATGTTTTGAACCAGACTTTCCTAAAGTGCCACACATTGAAAAAGCAGAACATGGTGGGGAACCATCTAATATATCTAGTTCACCTTTTTGTATTCCAGCAGTTTCTAAAAAATGTTTACCTGTAAGTTGTTTTATATCATCAGGCATAATAATTGTATCTGGGTAATTTTCTTTGTAAGTAATTCTTGCTTGTTCAACAAATTCATTCACACAAAGTATATTTCCACCAGCAAGTCTGTAACCTGTAGATGAACCACCACCACCTGCAAAGGTAGATATGACACTAAACTTATTTTGTGCCGATGCTTCTTTTACATCTTTTAAATTATACTTTTGATATTTCATATTAAAAATCTATACATCTACCTTTCTGTTCCCAATCATTATAACGAGT